ACTACAGAAGAGTTTGGATTATCCGATAAAGAAAAAGAACAGTTATTAAGAGATATAGAAGACGTTGCCAAGGGAACACAAGACATAACAGATAATATCACAATACCGAAAGAAAATTAAATGGCGTTTATCAATAGGAAAGATGACAATATACTTCCTTCCAAAAAAATTATTTTTACTGCGTCACAGCTTAGAGATTATTTAAAACAAGTAGAACAAGATATTAAGTTTTACGAGTTAGAAATGGCTGAAGTTGTTGAGGTTCATTTGGATGAAAATAAATCTTCATTTCCAAAAACGTCTGAAGGAAAACCAAACTATGCTTATATGGGTGGAATCTTAGCAAGATTTATAACAAGTGAACATGGAAAGGCAGTTGATTACTTAGAAGATTGTAAACCATTAAATCCTAATATTATGACCTATCCTCTTGTTGGTGAAATTGTTTATCTTACACAACTTCCAGGCACGATAGGTAATAAAAGTAGATTTTACTTTAGTCCATTTAATATTACTGGAAGTCCTTCTCAAAATTTAAAACCAAACATTAGTATTCTAAATAAAAGAAATCCTGAAAGTGTTTATAAAAGATATAAATCAGAAGACGAACATAAAGTAGTTGTCAATACCGATAGTGGTGATGACTTTCTTACTGGTTATTATCATCAACCAAAATCATATCCAAGATTAAGACCTGAAGAGGGTGATGTAATCATTGAGGGAAGATTTGGAAACACCATAAGATTAGGTGGTGATAAGGAGATGGAAGAAGAAGGAATTACCGAATCATCTAAAATAACTTTACATACAGGATTAAGAGAAGACTTTGAAAATAAAGGTGGTAAAGTACGTCCACAAAAAGAAGAATTTATAAGAGATACATCTTCTACGATAACTATTGGGACTATGAATAAACAAAATATTTCTTTAGCATTTACACCTCAAGTAGATAATTTTGTTAAATTTCCTATGTCTGAAATATTTATTAATAGTAATCAAATTATGTTAAATACAAAAGGAGCTGGAAATATTGGACTATTAAGTAGTGGTAATATTTCAATCGGTTCTCTTGGTCAAACCGTAATAGAATCACCTGCAAACGGAGCTATAAAAGTTGGTGGAGACGACGCTTCAGAACCAGGTGTACTTGGTAAAGAATTAAAAAAAGTACTTGATATACTTTTAAAGGCCGAAATTCAAAAGAATACTGCAACCATTGGTAAAAATGCAGCAGAGATTGTAGTTAAAACAAATGCTGGAGATGTACCAGGAGCAGCTAAATTATCTAAAGATAATATTAAGTTACAAGAACTAAATACCGAAATGACTGAGATGATAGCTAGTGGCCCATATTTAAGTAAAATTGTAAAAGTAAAATAATAGGAGTTATTATGACTAAAAAGGGACTCGTAAAAATAATACGAGAAGTAGTTAAACAAGAAGTAAAAAAAGAAGTAAGTAAGATACTTATTAGTGAACAACGCACTTCAGCGGTATCTTCAAAAAAATCTAAACCTATTGTTAGAAAAAAACCTGTAAAGAAAGAAGTACAGTATACATCTAACACAGCACTAAACGACATTTTAAATGAAACCGTTGGTGGTATTGAGGGTAATGGAACTTCTGAATTTGATGAGTATCCAACAATGGGTGGTGGAGCATTCGATTCAACACGAGCAGCTGAATTGTTAGGATACGGAGATACTATGGGAGCTGGTAATGATAAAGAACTACAACGACAAGTTGGTGCAGTTCAAACTATGAAAGATGCTGGTGTAAGTACAGACCAAGTTCCTGAAAATGTAATAAATGCTTTAACAAAAGATTATTCAGCTGTTATGAAGGCAATAGACCAGAAAAAAGGAAAAAATGGCGAATCATTTCGTCCGTAGGAATAAATAATGGCGTCAATACGAGAAATAAATGAAAACGATGATGTATTTGTTGGAATTACACTTCCACTTAAACCTGGAAGAACTGGTCATTTTCAACAATCTAAAACTCTAAGAGAACAGGCATATAGTAATTTAAAAAATCTTATATTGACTGCCAAAGGTGAACGTTTAGGACAACCAACATTTGGTTGTGATATTCAAACTCTAATTTTTGAACCTATCATAGAAACTTCGGCTGATACTATTGAGGAGTCAGTTAGAGATGCGGTAAGTAATTGGTTACCATACATAACAATTCAAAATGTGTTTGTTACTTTTGAAGGTCAAGATAATAACAGAATAAGATTACAAATTGAGTATTCGGTAACCATTGATGAACCAGATTCACTCGACACAATAACATTTAATTTTAATGTAGGAATATAAGATGCCAGATTATGGAACAAATAAAAAATCAATTTCTAAAGAAGTACGATACGTTGGTAGAGACTTTACTGCAATAAGACAGAATCTTATTGAGTTCGCTAAATCATATTTTCCAAACTCATACAATGACTTTAATGAAGCATCACCAGGTATGATGTTTATTGAAATGGCAGCTTATGTGGGTGATGTGTTGAATTATTATGTGGACAATCAATTTAGAGAATCTCTATTACATGCGGCAGAAGAAAAGAAAAATATTTATAAAATCGCACAATCACTTGGATATAAACCAAAAGTATCTCATCCATCAACTGCTGTTTGTGAATTCCGAGTAGAGGTTCCAGCAACCACCGATGATAATATTAATTACAAACCAGATTTAAATTATGCTCCAATCTTAGATGGTAATAGTTTATTTGGTGCATCTAATGGTTCTGAATTCAGATTAATGGACGATGTAAATTTTGCAGCATCCTCTTCCCTTGATAGAACCGATGTTCAAATTTCTAAACTGGCTGATAACGTACCAACTTATTACATTCTTACAAAATCAGGACTTGTAGAGTCTGGTAAAAGAACTTCCGAAACTTTTACATTTGGAAGTGCAGAAAAATTTAATACCATAGTTTTAAGTAATTCTAAAACTGTTGAAATTATATCTGTTACGGATTCAGATGGAAATAAGTGGTACGAAGTTCCTTTCTTGGCACAAGATACTGTTTTTGAATCAGTATCAAACTCTTCAGATAATGATCCTGAGTTATCAACTTTTTCAAATGACACACCGTATTTGTTAAAGTTGATTAAGTCTTCTCGTAGATTTACTACATATGTTCGTAGTGATGGAAAAACAGAATTAAGATTTGGTGCAGGTATTAGTAATAATCCAGATGAAGAAATTATTCCAAATCCAGATAACGTTGGTAGTTCACTTGCAACAGGTTTATCTAAACTTGATGAATCATTTGATCCAAGTAACTTTTTAAAGACACGTGCATTTGGTCTATCACCAAGTAATACTACTTTGACCGTGATTTATACTCATGGTGGTTCAGTTGACGAAAATGTTTTAAGTGGTGAAATAAATGCAAAACGAGTTGTTAATTTTACACTTAATGAAACTGGTTTAGATACATCTGAAGTAAACTCTATGAAGAATAGTTTAGCGATTACTAACTTAGAACCTGCTAATGGTGGTTCTGATGGTGAGACCGATACAGAGATTAAAGAGAATGCATTAGCATATTTTAACTCACAAAATAGGGCTGTAACAAAAGAAGATTATATTACGAGAGTGTACTCACTACCACAGAAGTTTGGAAATATAGCAAAGGCATATATAGTTCAAGATGAATCTATTTCAAATCGACAAGTTGTATCGGAAGATGGTCAGAGTACCACAACTGCAGTTTCTAAAATACCTAATCCGTTAGCTATGAATTTATATATGTTAGGTTATGATAGAAATCAAAATTTAGTTAGACTTAATAAGGCAGTAAAAGAAAATGTAAAAACTTATTTGTCACAATATAGATTGATGACTGACGCAATAAACATCCGTGATGGATATATGATTAATATTGGAGTGAAGTTTGCAATAATCACACAACGTGGGTTTAATAAAAATGAAGTTTTATTTAATTGTGTAGAGACAATCAAAGACCACTTTGATATTAAGAAGTGGCAGTTTAATCAACCAATTATCACGAGTGATATTGCATATAAGATTTCATTAGTGGATGGTGTTGCGAGTGTTGTTCCACCAATAAATGATAATCCACAAAAACAATTAGTATTGATAGAAAATAAATATAAATATTCAGAAGGATATTCAGGTTATGTGTATGACTTACAATCAGCAACCAAAGATGGTATTATTTATCCATCATTAGATCCAAGTATATTTGAAGTTAAATTTCCAAACTCAGATATCGAGGGTAGAGTAGTAGGAGACATTTAATGTTTTATTTTGAATATCCATTAGTAGATACAACACTATATGAGGCGACACCGAGTTCTTCGACAAATACAGGTCTCGATGAAATATTAGAAGTACGAAAAGATATGAACGATAGTGGTACTCAAATTGATGTATCAAGAATTTTAATTAAATTTAGTTATAGTTATATTTCTTCGTCTATACAAGATGGTACTATACCAAGTACTGCAAAGTATTATTTAAATCT